ATTTAGGTAGTTACATAGCAAATTACGATTTACAAACAAGCCCAACAAGCACAACTTTTCAAGGGTTTACAATAAATGTAATTCCAGAAGAGGTATCTACTGCTGTTATTTATCCACGTAGAAGAGGTATAGCACTAGATAAGTATGGCGAAATTGTAGTTCAATCAGACTTAACCTTTGCAACAGATACAAGTGTAATTATAGGAGAAGTTGAACAATTATTAGTTTCACGTGGCTTTACAAAACCATCTTCTCTATCTGCAGACGCTACAAATCAAGCAATTATAAACACTTCTTTAAATTATTTAGATATAAACGACGTATCACAAGGTGATTTAGCACTACCAGTAACATCCTTAGATGCACCAGATAATTTAGACGAAAATAGTGGATTAGGGTTAAATGCATTTGTAAATAACTTAAAAGGTGGTAGAAGATTAAGACAAAGAACGAAGGCAGCTTTAAGTGCAGCTTCACAGAATTTACAATCACAAATATCTGGTGAAAACACCTCAGCACGTCAATCAGTAAGTAATAGTGTAAATTCAGCAAGTGGTAGTAGAGGTTAAAAATACAATGTTAAAATATTTATAAACATATGGGACAGACAGATTTATTAAGAAAGCTAATCCGTGAAGAAGTTAGAGCAGTGTTTCAACAGGAACTTGCTGGTATTCTAAAAGAAGCTATCATAGCTAATAAAGGAACGCAGACTATTACGGAATCAGTTAGACCTCAACAAGTTGCACCAGCAACTTTAAACAGACAAGCACCAAAACCAATCGCACCTAAATTAGCGCCTGGTAATCCTTTAAATAGCATACTTGCTGAAACAGCGAGGTCAATGACTCCGATGGATTATGAAGGTTTAGGTGGAGCAGTAATGGATAGAGAGGTTCCAATTGTAGAATCAGTTGGCGGAATGTTAGCAAACTCTAGACCAAGCTCTAATTTTGACGCAATTGAAATTAATGCAGTTCCTGATTTTTCTGGTATTATGGCTAAAATGAAAGCAAACGGTGAAATTTAATGGCATACGGTTTAAGAAATATTAACATACTCGATCTAAAGCCTTCAACAGGAGTTGGTGTGCAGTTGCCATTTAGTACACCTGGTGTATTTCAAACGGTTTATACTACGCAAGAGCAGTTGAAGTATAACATTATTAATTTCTTACTGACAAACCCAAGAGAGAGAATTTTTAACGCTAACTTTGGTGCTGGAATAAGACAAGCTTTGTTTCAGCAAATAACGTTAGATACTTTAGATGCTTTAGAGAATCAAATAAGAACAGGAATAGCTCAATACTTTCCAAATGTATTAATTACAACTCTTACTTTTGGAGGAAATTTACAAGAAAACGAAATAACAATCCAGTTTGGATATCTAATAAATAACACTGGTCAATCAGATAATATAATAATAAACTTAAATGGCCAATAAAAACATAACATATTTAAATAAGGATTTTACATCTTTTAGAGAATCCTTAATTCAGTATGCTCAAGCCTACTATCCAACGTCCTATAATGACTTTTCTACGTCATCTCCTGGTACTATGTTTATTGAGATGGCCTCTTATGTGGGGGATGTATTATCGTTTTATTTAGATAACCAAGTACAAGAGAATTTCTTAGAGTACACTAAGCAGACAAATAATTTATATACGCTAGCTTATATGCTAGGTTATAGACCTAAAGTGACATCTGCAGCAGTAGTAGAACTTGACGTATATCAACAAATACCAGCTTCAGGGTCTAATTATGCTCCCGACTTTAATTATGCGATGGTGATTAGTGATGGTATGCAAATAAGGTCAAATGTAAATAATTCTAGTTTTTTCTATACTCCTAATATAGTAAATTTTAATTTATCCTCTTCTGTTGATCCTACCAATATATCAGTATACACCACTGTAAACGGTAATCCAAATACATACTTACTGCAAAAAACAACGCAGGCAATATCAGGACAAGTTAAGACAGTTCAACTTACTTTTGGAGCTGCACAGCAGTTTCCTATTCAAACTATACAAGATACTAATATTATTGAAATTTTAAATGTAGTTGATAGTAATGGAAACACTTGGTACGAAGTACCCTACTTAGCTCAAAACTATATATTAAAGGCTGTTTCAAACACAGCTCAAAATTATCCTGAGTTGTATCAACAAGCTAATCAGGTTCCTTACATATTAGAAAGGTTACAGGTAAATAATAGGTTCGTATCTAGATTTACTACAAGCAATACTTTAGAATTAGAGTTTGGTGCAGGTGTACAAGCTGTATCAGGATCAGTTCCTAATCCTTTTAATGTGGGTATTGGAACAGTAAATGGTATAGATCTTTTAAACACTGCATTTGATCCTACAAACTTTGTAGTGAATGATTCTTATGGAGTAGCACCGGTAAATACGGTTCTAACAGTGAGTTATTTAGTAGGAGGTGGGGCAGGAGCTAATGTTCCAACAAACCAATTAACACAGGTTGTATCAAGTAATATAACGTTTCCTAATCCAACTAATCCTATTGTACAAAATAATATTGAAACGACTTTAGCAACCAATAATAGTGTACCGGCTGTAGGTGGTGGAGATGGCGATACACCCGACGGTATTAGACTGAATACCTTGGCAATATTTCCTTCTCAAATGAGAGCTGTAACACAGCAAGATTACTTAGGGATAGTTCTAGGGATGCCTTCTAAATTTGGTCAGGTAGCAAAAGCTTACGTAACTAAAGATAATGCTATATTTGCTCAATATGTTGCTACAGAGCCAGGTGAAAATAATCCATTAGCAACTTCAATTTATTTATTAAGCTATGATGTTAATGGTACTTTAACAACTCCTGGACCTGCCTTATTGCAAAATATTCAAACTTACTTGGATGATTATAGAATGTTAACAGATACTATTTTACTTAAGCCTGCTTACATTATTAATATTCAAGTTAGCTTTAACATAATAACATTACCAAACTATACTCCTAGAGCTGTATTAGCTGCTTGTATTTTAGCCTTACAAACATATTTCAGTACTGCAAACTGGCAAGTTAACCAGCCAATTATATTATCGAATCTATATACAATACTAGATCAAGTGACAGGAGTACAAACCGTACAGTCTGTTAATATTACAAATATAGCAGGAGTTTCACAAGGCTACTCAGCTTATAGTTACGACATATCAGCAGCAACATTAAACGGAGTTATTTACCCTTCTTTAGATCCAAGTATCTTTGAAGTTAAATACCCTGATGTTGACATTCAAGGACGCGTAGTAACAATGTAACAATATGGCAGTATATCAAATATTTTCATCCGCAGATGCAACTTTATACTCACAGTATCCTGAAAAGAATACTGGTAGAGATTCTATATTAGAAGTTTCTGTTCAAAATAACTTACAGGATCAGTACAGAATGGGTGCTTTAACACCTCTAACACAAAATCCTTATTACACCTATGATATGAGTGCTGCTAATGGTCCACAGCCAATAGCTTATACTGCATACTATGATCAAGAAAGTGGTAGTATTTACTACGATATTGAAAGTAGCAGCACTTATTATGATGTAGAAGTTGCTAATTTAAGAAGATCAGTATTACAATTTTCTCCCTTAGATTTGGCTAAGCTTAAAAACTTTGCATCTCAATCAGTGAGTGGTGCCTGGGAAGCTAGTTTAGTAATGTATTTAGCATCAGCACAAAATTTAAACACAACCTATTCTTTAGATGTTTATGCTTTAACACAGCCTTGGGCTATGGGAACTGGTACGTATGCACAGACTCCCGAATCTCAAAACGGTGTTAGTTGGATATACACAGGACCTTATAATAACTCTCCTCAGTGGAATAGTGAAGGAGGTAGTTATAATACTACTTTTACAGGAAGTCAGTTTTTTGATTATATGTCGGATAAGGATATAAACATGAACATTACAGATATTGTAAACGGTTGGTTCACAGGATCGATTCCGAACTACGGTATTATTGTAAAACATCCTGATTACATTGAAAACAATACAGCTTCTTTTATTGATTTGAAGTTTTTTTCGGTTGATACCCATACCATTTACCCACCAACAATTCAATTTAAGTGGGATGATACTTACTATAATCCACCAATAAGTGCAAGCTTTGTAACAAACGATAGCATTACAGTAACACTAGCAAATAATCCAGGTGAGTTTGTGCAGAATGAAGTTTATAAAATGGCGACTTCGGTTAGACTAACATATCCACCAAGATCATTTTCTACCTCATCTGTATACTTAAACCAATTATTTTTTACAGAAAACACTTGTTGGGCTTTACAGGATGTAAAAACAAACGAATTTGTAATTAATTTTGATCCTATTTATACTGCATTAAGTGCAGATACTAACAGTAATTATTTTATGTTATATACAAGTGGGTTGGAAGTTAATAGATTTTATCGTATATTAATACAAACGACAATAAATTCTAGTACTTACGGTCCACCAGAGGTTGTAACTTACACAGGTCAGAATTTAATATTTAAAGTAGCAGAATAATGGCACAGCAGGTTAATTTAGTTAAAGAAGTCTTTGGACGTAATACCTATACGAGAGTAGTTGACACTTCTTTTAAGGAATTATACACACCAGTAACTGCATCTATTTCTGCAACACCTATAACTGTTGAGCAATTTTTTGATGCATACAATGCTTTATTTTTTCAGATTCCTGCAACAGGAGATGTAAATTCTCATACGTACTTAATACAAAGAAGTACAGCTTATGTAGGCGCTGGTGTTTTATCGCCAAATGAACAGGCATATATTGCAGAAATTAATTCTCTTAGAGAACAACTATTGCAAGTTAATCAACAATATTTAAACCTATCTAACTTAGTTTAATGGAAATAGTAAATGTTGCATATATTGGATCTAATGATGAATATCAATCGTATTCACCGTCTGACCTAGCACTCATAAACACTGTTACTGTAAACGCAGCTTATGGGACTAGTAATTTTGACTACATTGAATACTTTATTAAAGACCAAAGTGGTGTTGTATTAAGTAGCAACTACTATGGTACCCAGTATAATGTTGGAAGTGTTGTTAATCCTACTAACGGAACAACTTCTCAACTCTACTTAGATCCACAAGCTGATGCAGCTAATGCCGGTTATGATAGAGGTGTGGTTAATGTAAAGTATAATTTCTTTACAAAACAACTATTATCTGGACCTGATCCAGCTACAAATTTTTGGATTAAAAACATATCACCAACTAGAACAGAAATTCAAGTTGCTAGACAGGACTTATCAAATACTCAACTGTCAGATGCTTTTAATAATTTTAACAACACCCTAGCAGCAGACGCATACTATCCAGATTTTTACTTAAACTTTGGAGGTGATATTCAAATTATTGCAGTTAATGCAGTTTACCTTGAAGATATTAACGGAGACGGTACAATTATATTTAAGCTTTATGAACCTTTACCGTCCCAGTTTACTACAAAATCAACTTTTTGGGTTGTAACAGAAATAGCAGATCCAGCAGAATTTAACGTATCTATTGAAGTTACTCCTGAAGTAACTCAAGATTATACCAAGCTAAGAGGTCCTAATTTTAAGGTATCTGTTAAAGATAAGGTTGGTCATACAACTCCTTTTTACAATTATAGTACTCTATTAGCAACTTCTTTGACATCATCATATCAGCAGTTACAATCGATGATGCAAGAGCAAGGTATTAATATTAATGTTGATTATGGTAATTTTGCTAATTTTATACACTTTTCTTCTGCGACAGAGAGATTATATAACTACGTATACAAGCAACAGTTGATCGAATCTGCATCTTCAGGTATTGCAGCAGGACAAACAACTACAGCAGCTTTATTACTGCAGCAGCAAATCGATAATATTATTACGAATTATGATGGGTACGAATATTATTTAACTTTTACATCAGAATCAACTGCATGGCCAAAGTCAAACAATACACCACCATACGTTCCCTACTCTGTAACATCGTCACAAGTTGTAAATTGGCTAGGTGGTTTAAACGTTGTTCCTAATGGTCCTTTGACTATGAGTATGTATTACTCATCTTCTTATTATGACGATCAGAATAAGGATCTATTACTCTATGCGACACCTTCTTTTATAGTAGACGATCCAAGTAACCAACCATATGTGTTGTTTCTGAATATGATTGGACAGATGTTTGATAATATTTGGATTTATCTTAAGGATGTAACTAATCGTTATGCAGCTAATAATAATCCAAAGATAGGAATCTCAATGGACTTAGTAGCAGATGCTCTAAGAAGCTTTGGTATTCAACTGTACACTAATACAAGTACTTCGGATAATATTTATTATTCAATATTGGGGGTAAACCAAACAGGTTCTTCTTTGCCTGTAACATCAAGTTTATATTCAACAATTGTATACTCAAGTAGCAGCTTTTATCCTTTAGCAGGACAACCTTATTTAAGTGCATCCCTATCTTTACCTCCTTTTGGAGATGAATTAATAAGTCGTTTTGTAACTACCTTCATAACTGGATCTCCAAACGTAACACAGAGTGTTCAAACATTACCGGATTCGCAGATTACTGCTGAAATATATAAACGTATTTATCACAATTTACCATACTTACTTAAGACGAGAGGTACAACTAAGGGGCTACAAGCACTTGTTACTGCTTACGGAGTTCCTGACAATATCTTAACTGTACATGAGTATGGTGGCTATAATATTTACAACACTCCAGGTATTCAGGAAATTTCAAACGGCATGATTATTACTGGCAGTTTCCAGCAAATATCAGCTAGTTTATTATCTCCAAACGTTACTTTACAGTATTATAACAACAATCTACAAAGAACATCGATTGATGTAGAAGTAGCATTTACACCAGCTGATTCTATAAATGCTAGTATTACGGCGTCTGGACTAGTAACATCCTCAGCACAGCCTGGTTACTTTAACATTATGCAGCAAATTGGTGCTCCTAATTTACAGTATTCAAGCTCTTATATTCCACTAGACATTTTAGAAACTGAATTTTTTAATTCAGAATATTATAATAGAAATAATGTTTGGGACTTTATTAGAACTGTAAAATACTATAATAATTCACTATTCAAAATGCTGAGAGACTTTGTACCAGCTAGAGTAAGTGCTGATACAGGTATTGTAATTAAGTCTCACATGCTTGAAAGAAACAAGTATCCAAGAAAAGAACCTATAGCAACAACAAGTTCTTTTAATGGTGAGATAGAATTAGTAGCAATTTCAGGTTCTAGTGGTGGAAGTGTAACAGGATCAACTGCCTATGTAGCAGCGATTCCGGTGCAATATAACGGTACATCTTCGATGGCTTTAACTGGTTCACCAGGATTAGTTTTCATGAGTTCTTCTAATAATGTACAACAGTATAACGGAGAGTTTAGTGGTAGCTATATTCAAGCTTCCTATAATTATTTCTCACAAGACAGTATTTCAAGCTACGCTTATCCGTGGTCTTCTTCTGTAGCTCCTTCAGAGCATGGCGGACAAAACATATTATTTTTAACTTACTCTGTAAGTCCGTTATTTGAAAACGTAACGACACCTGTTAGATCCCAAAGATTTTTGGAATTAGATTATAATGGTAGTCAATTAGCACCTACAAACTACGGATTGGTAACACAATCATTGTCGCAAAGTTTAGTAATTGGAAACGTTTCACAAAGTGAACAAAAGTATTCACAATATGCCTATATACAGGATTATAACTATTATTCAAGAGGTTATGTAAACGGAAGATATAGTGGTTCACAGTTATCAGGATTATATTACAATACGTATAGTGTAGGTGATATTTCCTACGGTACACAACCTGTAATTAACTGGTATAGTGACAATTTAGGATTCTTTACTCAAATAGCAACTAGCTCATTTTTACCTGGACAAGTTAATGCAACTTTAGGATACCTAGCTGATGTATCAGGTGGTTTATTCGAATTAAACCAAAATAATAAGAACTGGGTTGATATTCAAAACATATTTAAAGCAGGAACGACGGCAACTATTAAGCAATTTGATAATCAAAAATACGGCAATCAAAGATCAACAGATGGTATAAAAGCTATTTTTAATAGCGGATACAACTATACTCCTGAACTGTACTATAATTCTGGATCAGACCAGAGTGTTTACTTTCAGTATGTGGGATATGCTTCTCCTGATTCTGGATTCAGTGCTATCAATAGCGGAAGTGGAGGTACGAATTACTATATTAGTGGCGGCCTTTTACCACCTGAATACCCTGTAGCAAATCTAGTAGGTGGTACTGGTTCTATTCTTAATATATTTGACGAATTAGTAGCAGGAACAGGATTTAGTATTGGTACTTTAGGTAGTACTCCACACTATACTCCAACAATTAATGAAGTGTTGTCTTTCAATGCTAATTTCGCAATTAATTGGAATTTTCAACAATCAGGTGAATATGGTAATTATGTTTTTAACATAATGGATAAAAGTCTTACATTAGCTACTCAAACTATTCCATTTGAATCGGTAGTATCACCAGGTACTAATGCTGTAATTCAATTAACTAATCCCCCAAATCCACACTACGATGTAGTTTTAGCTACTGGAGAAGATTATGATGTTCCAATAGGAGAGACTATAACCATATATCTATATGTAGGAGATCCTTATCCTCCCACTTTAACTGTAGGATCACCTGGACTTCGTTTATCTAATTACAACTACGCTACATCACCAGGCGGTCCTTTAAATAATGCGTTTAAAGCGATAAATAATGATCCTGCCTACACAGATGCAGCTTTTGATCCGTATTCGTGGGGTGATGGTAATTACGCTATTCAATACTACAATCCAAGTACACCCCCAGTTAATCAATTATCAGGTCAAGCGACGTTTAACCTAACAACAGCAGCAGCTAACTACGGACCATCAAGTCAAGTAAGTTTTCAATTGACACAAAGCGTAAGCACTCCTTATTATACGGCTAGTTTAAATCAAGGTAGTTTGTCTGCTACTATAACATCTGTTGGACAGGGTGCGTATCCATTTGCAACGACAAGCTTTGATCCAACGTCAACTGCTCCATTTATTAAAACAATAAAAAATTCAGGTACTGAAGGAAGTATAATAACTTTTGACGTTAGTATGTCAGCTTTTTATCAATATCAACAAGTACCTTATTTTACTTCGGCTTCAAATGGTAATGAAACAACCTTTTCAAGTAGTTTATATAATCGATATGGTAATGTAACCTATCCTTTTAATCCTCAGTTTGGAGATTTAGTAGTAATGAGTGATTTTAGTGGACTTACTCAAGTTTTAAATGTATTAACAGCTTCTTTATCTGGAAGCGGAGAATTAAACATAAATGTCACACCACAGGTATTTGGAAACTGGGAGCTTAATCCTAAATTAATATACAATTTTCTCATGCTAGCAAGATATGATGATGAGCAGAATGTAATATTAACTTTTAATAAGACACCAGGACAAACGTCGTATGGATTTTTAATACCTAATACAATAAGTCCAATTGTAACAAATAATATCAATACCTTACAAGCAGCTGTACAGTCACAATTACTTTCTAATCAAGCAGCAACAAGTCCTACTGGTTAGAGTGATTTTTAACAAATAACAATATTTATAAGAAGTAAAATAACAAAACATGGCATATTTAAGTAACACGACAGTTATCGTAGACGCTATTTTAACTAATACTGGTAGACAGTTGTTAGCACAAAATAACGGTTCTTTCCAAATCACACAGTTTTCACTATCTGATGATGAGGTGGATTATACTTTATACAATCCAAACCAACCATCTGGATCGGCTTTCTATGGTGAAGCTATTGAAAATATGCCTATTATTCAAGCTTTTCCTGAATCTAACGAAATTATGAAGTATAAGTTGATTACCTTACCAAGAGGCACAGCTGTTCTTCCTACTTTAAGTATTGGATATAGTTCAATTACACTTCCTCAAGGTGGATCTATTTCAATAACACCTCAAACATTAAATTATTTAGGTGCAACTTCAACGTTTGAATTGGATGGTTACACAGCTACGATTGGCGATGTGAGAGTAACTTCTGCATTTAACGGTGTTGGTATTAATACTACAAATGCAACTGCTTTGAATGCTACAGGAACAACTACAATCGGTACAAACGTATCTAAAACTGTTATTGGTACTACTATCAATATTACAGCTACAACTGTAAATACTTTATTTGGTAGCAGCACTACTTTATATACAACCTTAACAATCGTAGGTAACGACTCAGGTGCAAGAATTTTTGTACCGGTTCAAATTACTCAATCTTCTACCAATAAGTAACAAAATAAATTATGTCGTATACAACACTTGCTCCCACAGATTTTGTAGTCAGTTCTGATTCGGTTACTGCTCCGGCTTGGAGTAATAATCAACCTCTACTATCTACTTTTTTTACTGCTTCAGCAATTCCTAGCACAACAATAACACAGGGTGCGTTTTACTTAAACGTATATCAAACTGCCAGCAACTCAAATGGTGCAGCTGTTCAATTTGCTATTGCGTATGGTAACGAACAAGGTTCAGGATCTCAATGGTACAATAACTTGGTACCAGGGTATACTCCTTCTCTAACTACATATAGACAGTATTCAACTTTAGTATACGGACCTGAAATATCAGGTTCTCAAGGATTTAGTTTTGGTGGAGCTGCACAAAATGCACCCGATATTTTTGCTATTAACGTAGATAGAAATAGATATAAACAAAGTCTACTACCAGGAACTTTTAATTTAACTTTATCAGGATCTAATAATACTCAAATTACAATTTGCGATAACAGTAACGACATTTCTACTGTAACTTATTTAGATTGTGGTAGAGTATTTGACATCGTATCTGGTTCTTATGGTAACGCAGTAAAAACTACGCCAATAGGTGGGATCGCACCAGGTTATACAGTTTCAGGATCTTACGGATTGTTTCTACCTGATATTGGAACGATCATTTTAAATCCAGGAGCTTTAGCATTGAGTGCTGTGAGTGGTGGTATTGGCTTATCTTTAGATATTAATAACTACGGATCAGGAAGCTATACTTTAAATCCATCGGCTTCTTATACGTCAACAAACAATACACTTTTATATCAAGCAATTTCTAGTAGCGCAACTTTACCTCTTACTGGATCTGGATTTCAATTAAATTCACAAGAAACTATTTCTTCTGATTATGTATTTGTACGAATTGGTAACCAAGATTACAATTATTCAACTAATCCAACCTTTATAACAGGCTCAGGAACAGGTGCAGTATTGTATCCTACTATGATTTATAGTCCACAAACCTACATTACAACAGTAGGATTATATAATAACAATAATCAACTTTTAGCAGTAGCTAAAATGTCGACACCATTAGTTAAAGATTTTACAAAAGAAGCGTTAATCAGGGTTAAATTAGATTGGTAATAATATAGAAAATGAGTAGAGCATCAAATAGTCTTACTGTATCAGATGTTATCGTTACTCCAATCAAATTAAAGTATACTGCCTCATACGATCAATGTACGATCAACGAATATGGTATAACGGTTTTGACTGGGATTAATGGTCCTGTGACTATAACTGGATCTGTGCCTCAAGAAACCTTGAACTATAGATCAGTTAAGCAGCTCTATTATGCCAATACCTTAACTGGATCATACCTAACAACTACTTCTAGCTTTGATGTTTCATTACAATCAACAGCAGCATCAGGAACATTTGATTCAGATAATAGGTATTTTCCAACTGAATCAGGTGCTCAAGTAAGAATTTTATCAATTCCGAGGGGAGTTTTTGGTCAACAGATATCGAGACATAGCTTTTTAATGAGTTCATCTCTTTATTCTATTGCTGATGATGGAAATGGGAACTTATATGATTCAAGATTTAATCAACCTTACGTAGAAGCTGGTTATTTTACACCAGATCCACAACCTCCAACAGTAGACAGCTACACTTATCCAGGAGTAGACATTATTCATGTAGGTAATATACTATATGCACAAGGAATGGTGATTATTACTAATCAGAATTACCTTGATATCTTTCCTTATCCTCCTACAGCAGTAAACGACTATGCAACTTTTTTAACCACAGATAGTCCTAAAACCGTTAATATACTAGCTAATGACGATCCTGGAACAGGAACCCTTATTCCAACATCTGTTTTCTTATTTAGTGGAAGCG